CAGGAAGAAATGGCGAAAAAGCTAGATATTACGCCTTCTTGGTACAACATTATCGAGAACGACCCTAGCCAGATGAAGATGTATATTTACTACGCAATTCTGTATATTACAGGCTTCTCTGCGGATGATGTTTTTTCGCCTGAAGAGTCAAAGAAAACTTGACGGAGGTTAAAGATGATTAAAGTCATTGATGACTGGTACATCACAGTCGAAACAAGCCCTATTAACTATGTTGTCCGTAAAGGCAACGGCGAGCGGAGAGAAAAGAAGGGGTGGAGCGATGACGCAAGAGGATACTTTTCAAGCCTACGAGGTGCCGTCAAATACATCCGTGAGCAAATTATCGCGGAAAGACTTTCAACGGCTTGCACCCCGCTTCCCGACGCAATAGCGACTATCTCAGAGGTGGACGCACGCTTTGAAAAACTCATGGCAAGGATTAACACATGACCTGCGAAGAGTGCCCGCTCCGGGAGAGATGCTACGAGCGCAGAGGAATCTGCCTCGACTGCATCCGATACATGGAGCGGATAGAAAGGACACGGAAACAAATTGAAAAGCTCAACAATGAAAATCAAACGCCACCTGCCGTGCGCACCGTTCCCGCCGACAAGGGCGGTGTACAAGAAGCCGGTGATCGGAGAGGGAAAGTATATCAAAGTCCTGCCAAGCGTTTACAAGCCAAAGCCCGCACCTATACCGAAGCCTCGGCCGAAGCTGAAAACACATCCGAAGCCGCCAAAGTCGAGGGGAATGGGCAAGCGTGAAGTCCACCAGAAGTCGAGGTTCTGGACGGATGACAAGATCGAGAGGGTGATCGAGATGTATGAGAACGGCGCCACCTTGCAGGAAATCGGGAACGTATACGGCAAGCCTTGGACATCCGTTCGCAACCTAATCTCAAGGCTCTCCGACAAGGGACTTATTGAACGTCACCATGCGGAACACTATACGGATGAGGACATCGAGAGAATGCGGGAGCTTAAAGATGCGGGCAAAACCTACGCCGAAATCGGCGACATCATGGGCAGAACGCCCGCAGCCGTATTCAATGTGCTCAAAAGAGCGAGAAGGGAGGAGAAATGAGAAAAGCGATAGAAGCAATCATGTTTATGGCATGGCTCCTCTGCGGATGCTGCGTCGAGACCATCTGCGACGATTGGCGGGCGTGCGTGGCGTTCGTGATCGCACTGATCGTCGCCATTCTTGCCACAGTGACGGTGCTCGCAAAATACAACGACAAATAAAGGCCCCACAGGGAAGGGCAATTCCCACGGGAGCCAAAGCAAAATTAATACAAGGAGATTATATCATGGACAAAAACAAATCTACAACCAAATCTATCACCGAACTCACCGACCTTATCTGCGGCTATCAGGACATGACCGACCGCAAGAACGAACTCATGAAAAAGGCGGTCGAGCATTTCAAATCAATTAAGGACATCGCAATCGGTCTTGAGAGCATGAAGATCAACGAGAGCCAGGAGACAGCTGTCCAGATGTGCCGCCTTGCCGGGCGTCAGCTCAGAGTACTCTCATATCTCTGGGTTGACCTTGATGACGAGTATCGGCTCGCACTTCCCGAAGCGAAGCAGGACACCACAATCGATGCACTTGACGCACTGGACGAGCTTGAAGAGGATCTTCCTTTCGTCACACCCGAAGAAAAGGAGGATGAATGATGGCGAGCTTATACGAACTGACCGATGACTATTTGGCACTTCTGGAAATGGCAGAAGATCCCGACGTCGACGAACAGGCACTTAAGGACACGATGGAAGGCATCGAGGGCGCGCTTGAGATTAAAGCGGAAGGCTACGCCAAAATCATCCGCATGCTTGAGGGCGACGCGGCGGCTTGCGATGCTGAGAGCAAGCGTCTCCGCAACAAGAAGCAAGCTATCGAGCGGAACATCGACCGCATGAAGAAGGCGCTTCAGTTCGCCATGCAGACAACGGGCAAGACCAAATTCAAGACACCGCTCTTTTCGTTTGGTATCCAGAAGAACCCGGCAACAGTCGTGATTGACGAGGGATATATCGAGAATATACCCGAGCGCTTCCTTGTCCGCAAGGATCCCGAAATCAACCGCAAGGCAATCAAGGACGCTATTAATGCCGGAGAGGATCTGGAGGGACTTGCGCATTTATCGGAAACATACTCACTGAGGATAAGATGATGAAAGTAAAAGATTATACAGGCGTCAGGTTTGGGATGCTTACGGTTTTGAGACCAGCCTATATCAAAAAAGGGCATAAATACTATACATGCCGATGCGATTGCGGAAACATCAAAGATATTAGCGGTTCACATCTTGCAACAGGCGCATCAAAAAGTTGTGGGTGCGGAGTTGTTAGGGCAACAATCAAAAGGAACACCACACACGGATTGTCCAAAACAAGGCTTTTTTCAATTTGGATGGGAATGAAAAGAAGATGCTTCAATCCCAATGAACCGTCTTATCAATATTACGGCGGTAGAGGGATAACAATGTGCAAAGAATGGCAATCTGACTTTATGAACTTTCATGATTGGAGTATTGAAAATGGATATTCCGACAATCTTAGCATCGACAGAATTAATGCTGATGGGAATTATGAACCCACCAATTGCAGGTGGGCGAATGCGAAAGAACAAGCATCTAACAAAACAAACAACCATATTGTAACTATAAATGGAGTTTCAAAACCCATCACGGAATGGTGCAAAGAGTATTCTGTCACCGCAACAACCGTATATCAACGAATGAGAAATGGATGGAATGAAATAGATGCAATTACAAAGCCAGACCAGCGAAAGAGTCTGAGGATTAGGTAAGGGAGGTGATGACTTATCTCGAAAGTAATAGGCTGCATGGGAGAGAGCGGCTCCGGCAAGACCACTGCGATGCGAAACCTTCCGCCCAAAGAGACATTTTATATTGACTGCGACAAGAAGGGGCTTAACTGGAAGGGGTGGCGGAAGCAGTACAGCGTGGAGAACAAGAACTACTTCGCCACTGACAGCTTTTCGACCTGTAAGACCCTCATGGAGAAGGTAGACAAGAGCGAGAACTTCCGTCACATCAAGTATTTGGTCATCGATACCATTAACGGCATGATGGTAGCGGAAGAGATGCGCATTCTGGCGATGCAGGGCGGCGACAAGCGGAGCGCATGGACGGACCTTGCATCCAACGGATGGGACATTATCAACAAGGCGCTGACGCTGAGAGAAGACCTGACCGTGATTATCCTGTGCCACTCGGAGACAATCTCCGACGATAACGGCATCGTTAAGACTCGGATCAAGACCAACGGACGGAAGCTGGAGAAGCTCGTCCTTGAGTCAAAGATGACAACAGTCGTCTGGGCGGTACGGCAGGACGGCAAATATAAATTCATTCTGAGCGCAGATGGAAGCACCTGTAAAGTGCCGCTCGGAGCCTTCCAGACGGACGAGTGCGAGAACGACATTATGATCGTGATTAAGGCTTTGGAGGACTTCTAATGAACACCAAAGATAAAACACCCATCGAAACCGTATACAACGGATACAAGTTCCGAAGCAGGCTCGAGGCTAGATGGGCAGTGTTCTTTGATGCAATAGGCATTAGATACGAGTATGAGCCTGAGGGATTTGAAGGGTGTCATGGGCAATACTATCTACCAGACTTCTATCTCCCGGATTTCGATGTGTATGTAGAAGTAAAAGGCAGTGACAAACAGTTAAAAAGTGATGCGTACAAGATAGAGGGCGCAATTGATTATTTAGCTACCCCAATATCCACGGCAGGGCTTATCTTGCTTGGGCCTATTCCATACAAAGAAAACGCTATTCCTTATTTTGATTTGCTCTTTTGGCATAAAGGTGTTTGTAGCACAAAATGTCTCTTTGATATTGACGGCAGTTTTGAACATGACGCCTACTATTGCGAAAAAGAGCGCTCTGAATACTGGTATATGTATCAAATCTACGAAGGGATTGATTGCGGCTCGCCTTTGCCTCCGTCTGTGTCTGTGAATGCCAAATATCAAGATTATTATGCGACTTGTATTAGCATGAAAAGGCCATTCCAGATGATAAACGAGGCATACGCAAAAGCTAGGCAAGCCCGCTTTGAATTTGGTGAGACCCCAAAACCACCGACAAAAGCAATTGTCAAATGTCCGTTAGAAGAATATGTCTTTACCTGCGAAGGGTGCAAACATGAGCACGACCAGAAATGTGATTTTGGCGTCGAAATCGGATGGAATGGCAATGGCACCGTCGGGCTTTATCCAAACTATCAACAAACAATATAAGGAGGACTAAACTATGGCATTACCCACTTACAACAAATCCAAACGCAAATCCAACACTTTCGAGCAGCTCCCCAAAGGCGCATACGTCATCAAGATCATGGGGGCAAAAGAGGACACATGGCCGAGCGGTGACAAGGTGCTCAAGATCGCTTTCGACATCGCAGAGGGCAAATACATGGGCTTCTACCAGGCGATGTTCGACCGCAACACCAACGAAGACAGGCAGTGGCCGTATGATGCGGTCTTTAACCTTAACGTTCCGAATGACAACTCGCAGCCTTACGTCTGGGACAACTGGAACACCTTCTTTGCGGATCTCGAGGATTCCAACGGCGGATTTATCTTTGACGGCGACCTCAAAAAGTTGAAAGGCAAGGTCATCGGCGGGAAGTTCCACAACAAGCAGACCGCCAAGAACGGCAACGTATACGACCACATTGTCATGAAGTGGTCATGTGTGGCCGATGATGTCCGCAACGGCAGAGCCGGGAAACTTCCGAACGACAAACTGGTGACAGGATCCAGCGCGCCCGCTGCCAAGACTTCCGGTGATTCTATGGATGGCTTCCTTAACATCCCCGACGGCATGGACGAAGAATTGCCGTTCTAAGTTATGGACCACTTCGAGGTAACAGAGGTGCTCAACACGTTCCAGATCCTCGTAGACAACCGTGAGCAGAATACTCCGAAGGCAGTCGAAAGATATAAGTCCTTCGGAGTTCCATATAAGCG